AATACCAAATAATTCAAAATACTCCAATGTATCGTCCCATCCCAAGCATACATTATTCTCGTTCCACACAGAAAAACCTAAAAAGTAAGACGGCAAATCTGTGTAGTGGATCGAGTGACGTGCCCACAGGTTCTCACCACAAATTCGCCAATTTTCGGGGATATTATGAGCAATACCTGCCCACATTGTCTTGACCCAGTCTCTGTCTACGCCTCCCCTGCTATCGATACTGCGAGCATGAATGTGATTTGGATACATAGTTGTATTCTCACCATCCACTTTCTTTGTACCTATAACACGCTTGCCTTCGAAGCATGATAGATCTGTTAGAATCCTATCGTCGTCGGTTGTCCCCGGACTCCAGGGGAGATGTGGTGTACGCGGATACTTTATAAACATGATAGACTCCTATGATGACATAGGAATCACCATTTATGAACGGCAAGCCTTTGTCAAGTCTTCGCCCCTCAAACCTGCTTTAATCGCCGAATTCTGACAATCACCATACCTATAACTGCATTGCGAAATTAACGCAGTTACGCATAGAATGACAATAATAAGAATGACCGCATATATTTTTTGATCCATTTGATTTCCTTTGAACTATTAGAATAGTGGCTACCAATTACTTACAAATCTTTGCAATATCGTCTGCGGTTTTTCCTGCCTTGATCGCAGTCTCTCTGCATTGTCCCTTCATGTAAGTATCTACCACGACGCTGCCGGCCAGACCGACCAAAAATACAACCATTATAACATAATACCATTTTTCCATTATTTACTTTCCTTTGGGGGATTCCATTGTCTTGCAGTCTGCAAAATACGCCACATTGTGCTTTTTAATGTATCACCTTGATACAATGATTGAACAACTTCCCAGGACGCCCATTTGCAAAGCTCGTCAAATGTCCAAGTCTTAAGATCTTTTTCAATATTAATGGGACTATTCATTTAATTTCCTTTGAACTATTCGCAACCGTCTTGTCTGACCTGAATTCAGCAAAACGCGGAAGAAACAACGAGTCAACGCCAGTTCGTGTCTTGCTCTTAATGCGTTCATTGTATAGCACTGTCATAATTGTACTAAGCAGTGAATTCTGGTTGTCGGTAATCCATCGACGTACCTCATCAGTGAAGCCGCTGATGCTAACTTCAACTAATCTGTCGCTACTTGCACCTATAATGCTACCAACTTGTCCATGGAACTTCCCTTCGCCGGGATTGAACCCAATGATTTCAAGGTCAGCATCTTTCTCAGCTTTCATCTTCACCAGGTGCTTACTGCGGTTGTCTTCCCAGAGGGCGCAGAAGTTCTTAAGGATGGTGCCTTCGTGACCTTGACTGAGCAATAACTCAAAATGCTCAACTCCTTCTTCCAAACTATTAACAATCTTATACGGAATGACCCAATATTTAGGCGCATTACCCTTCAATTTTTCTACAAGAGCATCCTGGCTCGACGCCGAGGGACACGGCCAGCGCCGAGTGGCCAACAACAACTTTTCAAATCGAGTTTTATAATCTTGCTTTGACATACCAGCTTGAAATTCATCCAATGGAATAGCATCCCAAAGTTGGACGCGAACCATAGAGGCTTCTTCATCGCTAATTGTGTTCTTAATCGCCTTATTGATAATGCCGTTGCCTGTCTTGCGATCGACAATCTTCCCGTTATCATCAACAACAACCAATTCACCATCGAATACATGAGGAGTCGAATATTGTTTGCCAAGCTCAATGAATTGTTCATCCATATGCCCAAGCAAATCAATGGCTCTGCCACTGCGACCGTAAATATTAACTGTGGAACCGTTAACATGGAAGTTAACGCGCAAACCATCAGCCTTCAATTCACTATAGGCAGGATACTTGATGTTCTTAATATTCTTCTCGTCGTATGGACGAGCAAGCAAACAGGGATAAGAAGGAATGAATCCGGGGATTACGCGATTGACCGTACCGTCGCTCGCGCCGCAGCGTAGATCTTTACCAATAATACGCTCAATAACAGTACCATCATCACAGGAAACACTACCAAGGATATTACGCAAATGCTCAATACCTGCGTTACCAGTGAGCTGTCTCGTTGACAGCTTTTCAAGTTCAACCAATGCCCAGTCGAGAGTCTTTGGTGTACCACCGGTGTTTTTTTGTCCATAATCAGGAATCTTTCTAATATAGAATTGAATATACGGATCTAAAGCAAGTGTAAGCACCCGAAGAAATAGCTTATCATTCTTATGCTTATCAACAATAGACTCTTTGTGGGTACGTTTTGTATCCGAATCAATACTTTCCAAAATTTGCAGAATACTCATAAGATCTCCCTGTTGCCAATATTATATGACAACATAGAAGGTAAGTCAATCGGTATCTTTGAGCTCTTTTTCTATGATATATTGTGCCATCTCTGGAAGAAGCGTCAAATACATTCTATCCTGATGCTGTTCACAATAGGATTTACCATAGATGGTAGGTTGACGACAACCTTCGCCGTCTCCCACCCAAATACAAACATTCTTCTCTTCCATATTCTCTCTAAAAGGAGCCCCATGATGGAACACTTCAAACCACCGTCCGCCTGATTAGAAATCAGTTGCTCTCTACAGTGTAACTAAGCCAACATAATATTGCAGGCGCCTGCGACAATCAGAGGTCGACTGTTTTTCTGAGCTAATAGGGCCTAGTTAGTATAACTGAATTATTCTAATTCTTCAAGGTGTTCGAGAATAATTTTATCATATCCATTACTGATTGCATTTTCAATAAGTTCAGATAAAACTACTTCGTCATCGGTTGTTGCATACCATAATATAGTATTTGGATCTACATTATCAAACCCAGCTAATACAGCAGTCGATTTCTCCATATATGACTGAAGTGTTCCAAATTCTTCAGTATATTTTCCGAGTGCTGCTTCTAAAATCTCTGTATGTGGGATAACCTGCACTACCTTAATAACCTTACCTGATTGATCGGATACTGTGTAATCTGTGCCTAATGAGTCAATATTTGTGATCTTATACATCTTCTTATTCTCCGTGGAATTTTAAAATAGTTTATAGACAATATTATTTATAAAAAATGAAAAAACTTTATCTTATTATCATAAAATCGTTTAACCCCAACTAATCTGTCAAGGGTTGTACGTTCTATTATATTTCCTAAATACTTTGTAACTTCTTGTTCAATTAATTTCGTTGGTATCTCCTCCAGTGTTATATTAGAAATAGATATAGTTGCTCTCTCTGCAGGTTCCTGCCCTATAATCATCGGAAAGAAAGTAATGTCGGATTTTCCACTCAAGACAGCTCGATAATCGACATTCACATTATAATTTTCGCCGACTGGCTGAACATATAATATTGAATGAAATTTCCTTGAATCTGAATTTATAACTCCTAATAATTCCGACTTTGATCGATTGTAGGTATGTATTTTATTTTCGTCAATAATGTTTGCAGAACCCTTACCTAATAAAATATGATTATAGGATGCATCATCTTGAACAATAATATTTCTATAAACAAACGATATCGCAGAAATATGATTCTGATAAAATGTAGTAAGACTAATTTTGGCAAGTGGTTGAAGAATATAATTAGTTACAGCATTCAGTGCACTGAAGCTTTCTATCTCTTCGACAATCTCAACCTCGACACTGGTCGATACCTCAAATATAATTACCGAATTATAAAATGATTCGTATTCTGATTTATATTTCACATAAATGGGTTCGTCAACCTCATCTACGATCTGAAACATAGTATGGTTTTGACATACTAAGTATGCTATGGTAGAAAATGTTTCAGGATTGTATAGACTGCGCGGATTACTATTCTTGATATTATTCTCTAATGAATTTGTAATCAATACACTAGGATGATCATATAAATTCTTACTTATATGAATCTCATTACCGGTTATGATGACCGTGAGCCCGTGCAGGCCTGGATCAACAATCATCTGAGTTTTATTATTTTGAATTAAAAATCTTTGTTCAAAAAAAGTATCTAATTGTGTATTTTTATATTTTTCTTGTGTGGCCGAATAATGTAATTCTGGATAATATTTTCCCAGAAAAGATTTTATTGATATTAGATCGTCAGACATATATTTCCTACATCATGTAGGTATTTATATTTCTTCGTATGTAACAGTCAACGGAAAATTATTGGCCCGTGCCCAATTAATTGATTCGGTTGTCTTTTCTTCGGCAATCTCGTGTGTATATGGTGCGCCAGCTATACCTTGCCCACTCAGATGAATTGCTTTTGTAACCTCCACGGCATCTTCCACTGTTCGATGAAAAATCCTGATAAGGACATTTATTACAAAATCAAAGGTAGTTGAATCATCATTATGGAGGATGACTTTGTACATTTTTGGAATCTGTACTTTTATGGTTTCGTCAATTCTTTCAATAACTTCAATATCAGGCATGATGTAATCCCAGGGTGTAAAACACTAGTTTATACTACCCTGGGCAAATTGTCAAGGAATACTATTTGATGGCAATAAGCTTAGGTTTAGCTTCTTCAGGAATATTCCTTATAAACGACACGGTAAGAATACCATCTTCCATTGTAGCATTATTTACCTCGAAATACTCAGCAATTCGGAAGCTCTTGGAAAAAGAGCGTGCTGCTATTCCACGGTATTGATAAGCCGAATCAGATGCGGTTTCTTTAGCACCACTAATAGTCAATAATCCTTGATGTTCTTCCATGCGGACTTCATCTTTCTTGAAGCCTGCTACAGCAAGTTCAAGATTGAATTCATTATCAGAAATAGTAACAATATTGTGTGGTGGATAGTTGGTACTAGGGACCTGAAAATCTCTAAATACAGGACCAAAACCAATTGATAGCGCCTCGAGTTGATCAAAGAGGCGTGAGAAGTCATTTCTAGACATAATTTACTCCATAAAGCAAGTTTAAAATGTAAAGCCTCCCAATGAGCACTTTACAAATTTATTTATCTCGGTTATATTTAATGCATTAAAATAAAGAGCAGAGCAATTGCTATTATTGCCACTCCTATAATTATCATCTTATTAGGTGGCTTTGAAGATACTATATTAGTTACAGAAGATACATTAATAGGTGCTGGTGTAGGGGCTGCTGGTATTGTGAAGCTAAATGGCTCTATAAATTTCTGATCATACAAAGAAGATGACCCATCTAATTCTGGTCTCTGAGCAAATTTACTGAGTACCATAAAATCATTCATTTCCGTAACTAATTGTCTATAAGAAATAGAAGGTGTTGCTGTTATAGATTTCAATAGGGCGGCAGTTGCAGCACCTTGCGGCACACCGTCAATCATAGCGTCGGCAGAGATTTGATTTGCCCTGCAACCCGCTATAAGTAATGCACTTGCGTTTACATCCTTCGAGGTTTGCCAGTTTACAAGCGAACGTGTCTTTAACTGATTTACAACTCTTGCAGGTGGTTTCATATAACGAGAATTTTCTGTTTTATCAGATTCTGTAGGTGCTACTAAATTTTTTGTTGTATCCAGACTCTCGGTTTGATTCAACATTGTACCCGAGTGGCAACAATCTAATATCACAGTTGTATTTACACCATTTGGCACCTTATTAAAAACATCTCGTAATGACTTATCAGTGATGACTTTTGTTATCCAATCCAAATCAATCGGACAAATGATCTCTTCAAAGCCATCAGCTTCATCTGCACTCGGCAATTGTGATCCATGTCCACTGTAGTGGAATACAATAACATCTCCCGGTACTGTATTTAATACTAAACGCTCAAGCCCTGCCATAATGCCTGCTGTAGTTGCGTCTTTTTCCAGGATTTGTTCGATTTCTGTAAAGCCCTGTGATCCAAGCAATGTCTTCATGTTGTTTGAGTCATTAATACAACCTTTTAATTGGTTGCCTGTACCAACATAATTTATACCAACAAATAGTGCGCGTTTTTTCATATACGGAATCCCCAATGTTCCGCATATTTATCTACTTTATAATTAATTGAGCATTGCTGCAACAATCCACTAATCGTTCATAAACGATAGGATCTACATTGATACATCCGTTTGTAATATATCTATCACTTACCTTATTGCTTTTCAATCGTTCAGCCCGTTTCTGTTTTGGATTTAATAACCATACTCGATGAATAGCATATATTTCATCTTTGGTTTCGTGAAACTGTAATACATCACCGCCGTAACCAGGATCAGATGTAATACGTTGTTGAATTATATATTCACCAACGGGGGTAGGTATATTTTTACCTAATAAAACTGGGTGACATTCCTGTGTACCTTGATAGGTAAAACAAATGGCGGCCAGGGAGATCGTTACTATGACTGACATATTGTAATTATAATGGAGAGGGCTAGCCGAAGCTAGCCCTTTAGGAGTAACGGATGTTATTCCTTCTTCTTCTTTACTGGAACTTCAACAAAAACTGTTGGTCCAGGTGTAACTACTGTTACCTTTTCAACAACTTTCGTTGGTTCCAATACCACTGCAGGAGTGAGCATCAGATATTCACCACGACCCATTTCAGGCAACCAATTATACCCCTTGCAAGTCATACCAGTTGCAGTTTTTGCACATGGTACAGCCATTACGCGAGGGTAAATTGTAGCTGCTGTTGGGAAGTAAGGCATATACTGAGGCGCAAAGTAAACATTCTTGTCTACCTGCAACATAACTTCGTTTCCGAGTTGGCCAGGAGTACCTGAACCAAGCTCTTCACGAGTCACATTGACTTGCGCCGACGCTGCACCTGCGATACACAGCATGGACACGATTAGAATTTTCTTCATATCACCTCCTTATTTCGCTGCTGTTGCTTCGGCTGCTTTCCTGTCGCGTTCAGTTTGCGGGCAAACATAACCAGTTAGCTCAAGAGCTTCCTTGTTGTTCTTGTCATTGCACATCAGAGCCATTGCTGCACCCTTCATGCCCATGTTCCACATTTCACGACTATTCTTCAACATGATACAGTTACCATCTGTGTATGTCGAGCCAATGCCGATGCTGAACCCAGGAAGACTTCCACCAACCGATACCGAACCCATACATGTGTCGTTAGACGATGTAAGTTGGCTTAGACCGATAGACGGAGTGTTATTGAGAGGCTTCAGCGTTTGGGCCACGTCACGTGCTGCTGCTGCTTCAATGGTAGCCACTGCGACTGCTGAATCAGCCAGGTCCTTGGTGCCGGTTGTGCCAGCATTAATGGTTGCAACGTCAGTCGCAGCCTTTGCATACACTTCTGCAACCTTCAAGCTGTTAGGATCAACGGTAGTTACTGCAACGGATTGTCCACCTGTAGTTACTGAATTGCCAGTAGCTGCATTGGAGTTAGCCGAAGTTGTGGAACCAACTGTTTGGGTGTTACCCGATGTTGCCGAACCGTTAACTTGTGATTGACCTTGGAGTTGACCTTGGAGTTGACCCTGGAGTTGACCTTGGGCTTGACCTTGCTGGTTGGTGTTGGCGTTATTCGAGTTGCCAGGCTTGCCAGGTTTACCCTTGTCGCCCTTGTCGCCCTTGTCGCCTTTGTCGCCCTTGTCGCCGTTATTGCCCTTGTCGCCCTTGTCGCCATTGGCGCCGTTGGCGCCGTTGGTGCCATTGGAGCCATTGGAGCCGTTATTGCCCTTGTCGCCCT